ATCGCTATGGTGGTCACAGATACAGTGCTTGGTATCTCCCGAAGGTTAGGTGTGGCGAGGAGCTGGTTACTCCTCGCCACCAACCTTCAGTACGGACACCCAGGGGGGCTCACAAACCCCTCATTAGGGTCCTCATCCTCCTCATCCTCCTCTTCCTCCTCATCATCGGGACCACCGTACTCTTCAAAATCATCAAAGGCATCTCTAGATGCTCTATGAGACTCAAACTCTTCTGCATCTTCGATGGTGTTGCTACCCAGGTCTGTTGTAAATCTACTCACCTTGTTCTCCTCTTCATCTGCTCCCGCTTGTTGGTCCAGTCAAAAATCTTTTTGAGACCATTCTCTGGATAAGGGGGCTTGCATAAGGTTTGGTTAATTGTGTTCAGCACTGTCCAAACTTCATCAGAGCCTCGACCCTCCCAAAAAAGACGCCCGCACAACGACTTCAGACTGTCGTGGCGAGTGCCCTCTTCAATTGTGGCCAACGCCTGAATCTCAATTCTTCTGATTCCGCCCGAGTCTTGGTTGGGCAAAACTCTAATATTGCTAGAGGCTTGCACGGTCTTCACTAACCACAGAGGTACTCGAGGTACCCGTTGTTCTTGGAGCCCTGCAACCCAGGTATACATATTACCCGATGCGTGATTCGACGGAGGAGCTACGACGTAACCACCTTCTGACCGGATGTCTAAACCAGGCATAAAGCCCACCTTGTTAGTAAGGCTTGTGCCAGGACGAGGTCTGAAGAAGTAATGGGCGCCGCGCCCGCCAGTTCTTACCCTGGGAGCCCGTTCAAGAACCTTTCTTCTTGGCTCAAAGCCAAAGGGGACATCCCCATTACAGAGCCTGCGTAGCGACTCCATACCCACCTCGCCATCAACATCTAGAACAATGAGCTTGTTAGTGTGAATCCCGATGTTAGCCTTGGGGTAAAGGCCCCATCGGTCCCGAGCTAAATCCAAATCAGCCGAAGCGCCCCGAACGCCATTGCTGATTACTGGATGCTTGCCCGGTGATGAACACCCTGGATCGCCGCAGGAGCAGAGCCCGTTATCACGAATGCGATGAACGGGGAAAACCTCTAACCCCTGGCGACAATACCAGAGTGCCCAGTCCAGCATGCTCAAAACATCTCCTTAATATCGCCAGTGGGGAGTGGCGGTATCTCGGTTGGATGTCCTGAATCAAAGATGTCGTCGGGGTTTGCTCCATCTCTGACTTCTGCATGCGCTTCCAGTAGCTTATCAATATCCTTGCTATTTGCCTTTGTAAGATCTGCAAGGTCCAAATAAGCCTGAATTTGAGCCTCATTAATACCTAGCTTTTCAAAGACACCAACAGCCTCAGCCATCCGAACGGCATTGCTTCTTCTCCCGCGCTTAGGCTTATCTTCCTGCTTGGGCTGCTGCTTGAGCTGCTTCTTCACCTCAGCAACAACAGCCTCAGTGCTAGGCGAGTTGCGCAACTGCTCACCTGTAACGACAGCCACTGCAGCATCGTCTTTCGGCTTTACCGCGTCTTCAATGCGCTTAGCAATTGCCCGATCGAGATCGGCCATCTCGGCATCAACCTGCTCACGTGTCTTCGCAGGAACCGTAACATACGGAGCCAGTAGCTCATTAGCAGTCTCCTGAACATTCTGAGAAGGAGGGAGAGCGGGCTTTGGTTTGCCCAAAAGCTCCTCGGCACGGGCAGGAACCTCTGACTTAACCGTCTCCAGCTCAGTCTCGTCGATAAACCCAAGACCGCAAATGGATAGAGTCACTCGCCGCTTGGCCTTGGTAACGGCCTTCATGCGATTATTGAGAGCTTCTGCGCCGCTGCCAATAAAGACAACGCCTATATCCTCGTCGCTCCTTACCCCGGTAGGAAACCTGTCATCCGGAACAGTTGCACGAACATGCACATAGACCTGGTGGTCATGAATGGTGTTCTCAACAATCTCAATGTTCACGCCGTTAACTGCCCGAAGCTGGTCCGTGCAGCCCTTCTTCGCATAAAGAGTCCACCGGCCATTGAGCTTGATAAACTCGAATGGATGAGACAGAGGGTTTAGCCCCATGCTTTCACAGAGCTGGTGCAAGTAAGCCACCCGAGCCTCAGCCGGAAGCCTTTCAAAATTGTTCATCATCAGGGCTTCTTCAACCGCTTTAACCATGTCTGTCATAATAACTCCTTCAGGCTCAGGCGCAGTGTGCGCGTGCCGTGCTTGTTTGTGCTGCATGTGATGTTGGACCTATCGCCAAGACGGATACCTCGGTGACCACCAATCTGCTCACGAAAAAAGTTAGCGTCCGCCTTATCTTCTTTCTCGAGTTGCTTCATGAGCTGTCGCCGCTGACCCATCGCAACAGCTCTCGCAAACTCCTCCTGGGTGCATTCCCTCAGCGCTTCATCATGCAGCGCAAGATGTTTCAGGTATACGCTGCAAGCATCAGTCGCATCGATGGAGGGCGGGACACGCTTCTCAACATGGGCCTTCCACCATGCCGCAGAGCGCTCAACCATTGCAGCGATTTTCGCGTCGTCGGCTTTCACCAGATAGATTTTAGGCGGACCCCAAAAACCAAAGCTCACAAAGACCACGCAAACGTCTACCTGGTAAATAAAGCAATGAAATTGGCACTGCACGAGGTAACCCTCAGGGAGCTCCTGTGACCAATCCTCACCATAAAGGTCTTTGTCGGCAGAGTTTCTGACCAGCTTAATCTCGCCAACCATCAACACCTTCCGATGCCCCTTTGACTCGCTAAGGGTGAAGTCAGGTGTATCCCGAAAACCTACACCATGAAATTCACGAAATCTTGTGAGAGTGGTGCCGTCGCCTTTCTTGGTTCCGGGGCGAAGGTGGAAGTGATAGCCCTTCTCGGCCATCTTTCGCATCCCCAGCTTGGCGATGAGCTGTTCAGCATCCTCACCAATCTGGATAAATTCAGACGGCTGAAGGCCTCGACCCTCAACTCTTTCCTCGTAAACATCCCAGGGGCCGCCGAGGTGGTGAACCTCGCAAATCTTTGGAACACAACTTGAGCCTATTGCTCTCATGGAATCCTCCATATAATCAGGTTAGAGTTTGACCTTAATTGCAGTTGCGGTTAACGTCAACACTGTCTTTCAACATTTGGAGAAATCATGGCAGGTAAAAAAGAGTTTGATGGGATAGAAATCGGCGCCTTTTGGGTGAACGAGGACACGGGCGTTATGACTGGGAAGATGGGGAACACGAGGCTTTTAGGGCTGCCCAACAAGTTCAAAAACAAGGAATCCCAGCCAGACATCAGAATCTACGTGACCCCACCGAAGAAAAAAGACGACGACGGCGGCAGCAACCCCCCGTTCTAAAGCTCTCTCCTAAATAAGTTCTCTCCCGTTTGACACAAAATCCAAGTTGCGGATAACATCAACACGGGAGGGGACTTACATGAATAAAACACCAGTACCAGTTTCGGAATGCGGCGAACCCCCAAGGGGGAACAGCAATATTAAAATATGCGTCTGGGGCAACGACCCAGAGAAGGCGATGGACCGTTATAACGCGGGGCGCAATAGTTCTCGGGAGGTTGGAGACCCAGTTCTTGAGAAGGTAGGGCGCCGATGGAGGGTTAGCTGGAAGGAAAGGATCGGCCTAGCCGAGGTCGTAAAGTTTCCATGGAGGAGAAATAAGAAGGGGAAATAATTAATGTCACCAATTGAATGGGCCGCCGGTATTGCTCTTACAAGCATCATCGGAAGCATCGGCCTCGTTTTATCTACTTACAATTTAGATTCTAACCAGAGGGTAATTCATGTCAGAAGATCAAAAGCCGGTGAGTGCCGGGGGAATGTTTTGGGTAGTAACCGCCGTCGCTATATTCGCGGGCATGCTATGGGTAGCGCACGAAAAGACAGAGCGGATGGTCGATAACTTTGCAGGAATAAGCGTGAGGGACAGGAGCCCGTCCAGTTGGCCCGATTATATCGAAAGGCAACTGGCAGGGCTATCGGCCCGAATCACAAGCGCTGAGCAGAGCGCTCCGCCCAGGGGCAGAGAGACAAAGGCGGAGGAGAGGGAGCGATGGGAGGATGACAAAGAGCACCTCTATCACCACGTCGCCGAACTCGAGGCGAAGTTAAAAGAAAAGACTGATGAGCTTGAAACCGTGATTAATTCAATTCAGCCGGAAACGTATGCGGCAGGTGAATCTGCTTTCATAGATAACCTGGCGAAAGAGGAGGCTGGATTATGAATCCCATTAAAGAATGCAAGCAAGACCTTGAGAAGCTCAGGGACTTTGACTATCGGGTGACCAGGCTAATCAAGGAAGTCAGCGAGCACGGGGCGGTCTTTCAATCACGCTACCAGCAAAGCGACGATGAGCAATTGGCGATTGTTGGGGAGCTGTACACGGGCCTCTGCGTGGAGCTGAAGGAGCTGCGGAAGAACACGAACCAGTATTCTCGCATCTCCTCAGAGCTGAATTCTAGGCTCAAGAGGCTGAAGTCTTTGAGGCCCAACTTTTTTCAGCGCCTGTTTCTCCGTAAGCGAATCGCAGCGAGGAGCCTGGCATGATGAAGCTGTTTTGCTACTTAGGATTTCACTCATGGGGCTACCGAGACCAATGGTTCCGCGTCTGCCATCACTGCAACCGGGGTCAAAGCCGAGGCAGGCGAGGTAGGATCAAAGAGCCATGGCGATTCCATATCGGACAATTCAAACAATAGCGCAGAGATAACCCGCACACAGGAAGTAATAAGCTAGCGGGGCCATGGATAGTTGTCCCATCGCGCCATTGGCTTATTTACTTCCCCTCGGGTATCGAAGTGAACGAAAGTTCCATAGAGGCCCAGTCCATAGTTCATCCCCTCATACCTTCGAGCTATCCCCTCAATCGTTATGTAGAGCTTGAGAATGTGCTCGCCATGGCGCTTACCTACGCCTGAATAAGTAACGTCAGCTGCGTAAACAATGCCGCCAATAGGCAGGTGAAGGCTTTGCTTTTTGCCCCCAACCTCCTGGTTGTGCTTGGGGCATCGGTATCCGCTATTGATTCGAAGAGGGCCCAGTTGGGCGCGGGCAGCATCGAGGATCCCTACAAGCCTGCGGCTGGGAGCTGTCTTCTTGCAGCACGGGCACTCGAACTCAGAGGCTTTAAAGTATTTGCCTATCTGCTGGCTCATCGTTTCGGCTTCTTGGGTTTGACCTTCTTGGGCTTAACCTTCTTTGGTTTTGACTTTGGGCGACCCACCTGGCCTCCGTATGTCCCTGGTCCTTTCGGCATATTACCATCTCCATTGCAGGCCAGCCGTAGCTTGCCAATCCAACGCCTCGTTCATTTCCATTCCAACATCGGCGAAGGCGCTTAGTCCCTCAGTAATCGTGCCGCTAACTCGCGCAAAGGCCTCGGCCCGTACTTCAGAACTAGCAGAGCCGAGCATACGTACACCGAGGTCAAGACCATGATCATCTTGGCTCCTCGATGCGAAGACATCCCTCAGCCCTCCGGCGGCTTTTTTGCCGAAGACACAGCCTCCGCGCTGGCAAGAGCTCGCTTAACAGTAGCTCGAGACTGAGAATAACTAGCACCGCACACCATGGCTAAGACGGCACCGCACATTTCTGACCACTGAGAATCCGAGAAGATTGCACAGAGCGCACCGCCAACCATGCCCAGCAGGGCTAGCAAGAACTCACTGCTCTTTAGTCCGTTAGTCTTTCCCTGAATCATCCCGATCCCTCCGGTCTTTTTCCACTGCGTCCTTGATGTCCATCCGCCTAATTATTTCATACGTATTGCTTAGTGCTTCCCTTGTCTTCTCGCTCACGTCATCCACTCTGTCACTCAATCCTTCAAGCTTCTCTTCATGAACAGCGAGCTTTGAAGCCAACCCGTTCCCGTTGTGTGACGGGTTACGCTTGTCACTGAATCTCTCTGCCAGCCGCATCCCTACGACAATAGCGGCAACTATGCCGCCCCCGACCGCTGACTCGGGATCCATATCAGTCCCCTTCGTCCGGTGCCCAGCTTGCCACCAGTGCAGCGGCCTTGCCCTGGGGCATCAGCGTAAACCCTTCGGCCTGCAACGCCGGTATCTCTGTCTCGAAATCTAGCTGAGAGAACTTCACAATCTGATGCGTATCGTTCTTTGCACCGAGCCCTACCTGACGTGAGCGTGTAGCTTGGCGATACGTCGGATGAACGTGAGTAACGTTTCCATCATCGTCGGTCTCTGTGTAGTCGAATCGCGTGATAGCCGCCGGTAGTGCGGTGTCGATTTTATCTAGCTCGATAAGAGCGTAGGTCCAGGACCATTGGGACATTATGAATCTCCTATCAAAAATCGCTTGCCCTGCTCGAACAGCGCATTGAGTTCGGCCTCAACCCAGGGGGTGTCGGATCCATGCATCCAGACCCGGGGAAAGGCGAGGGGGCCGTTTAGGTTATAGGCGTCGTTATCTGATCGAAAGCCCCAGCCGCAAACCCCTTTGTCCGAATCCGTCATGTCTCCAACGTCAACCGATTCCGTCTGAGTGGTCCACGACGAATCTGAGATTTTTCGCGCCCACCCTTTAAAGCTGGCCGCCGCCAATCTCTGAAGAACCACAAAGGTCCAGTTGCCCATCAGAGACGAAACTGTCAGAGTAATGGTGTCATCGGTCGTCGCACCCTTGTAGTCAAACTGGATAGTGGTCGCTGCGGTAATGTAACACCTCGGCCCTTTGTCGTTCCCTGGCTTGAATTGCCACACAGCCTGATAGTCATCGGTGTATCCGGAAGATTTCACCCAACAGCCGATCGTCCAATTCTGAGTACCGAACGAAAGCTGCGATGCTGTAAGCACGCCGCCGAGTTTTCCAGCCACGGATTTTTGCGGTGGAATGCAAAACGCGCCAGGGCCCAGCCGGGGAGTGGTTAGGCTCCCCAGCGCCGAGAGCCCCTCAGTTGAGCCCTCTGGAATCGTGGCCATGTTTGGCGTGTTGTTCCAAGTTCCGTTTGTGCTGCCTTTTAGGTCTGCGACTGAAACAGGATTATCGATCTTCCACCATCCATCTAATCCGCTCGCGCTGTAATCCCCGGAGTCAGACAAAAGGTCAAAGCCTTGCACGCCTGAGTTATATGCTACCGCCACCGCATTGGCCGATAACTGAGTCCCAGCAAAGATGGCCACCTCTGAAATCAAGCCATCCCAGACCTGACTCGCGCCAGTGCCGCCGATATCTTTAATTCCACTATCAGCACCCTGCGTTCCTGAAGGAGTGCCTGGTGGGTTTGTGACTGTGACAGAGGAACCATTCACATAATAAACGACCTCATTGGTATCTCCACCAGCAAACGTAATCCCAAGGTGAACCCACTCACCAATCGGCACAACATTGTTGGGCGTGTCCCAGGTATGATAGGTGCCACCAAAACTGATCTTAGTTCTCAATCTGACATAACCCGCGTCGGCAGTATCAATAAAGATGACGAGACCCGAGCCCGAGTTGGCGTCTAAAAGCCTGGCGTCACCATTCGCAGTGAACGTTTTCACCCAGAACAGGCAGGTAAATGCTCCGCTGCAATCAATATCAGTCCCAGAAGGAGACAACCGCATTACTGTGTTGCTGTCATTAAATAAGCATCGAGAGCTTGAGCTTCTTAGGCCGAGCTGGGGACACGGTGACGGCTGTGAGAAAATCATACCGCAATTGGTAAGCGCGCCATGGTTGCCATTGCCCGATGCATCTTGCGCGTAGAGCCCGTTTAGGCTGTTATCTGCTGTTGGAATATCGAAATCAGTACACGGCAGCCAGCACTTGAGGGCCGACGATGCAATCCCGGTTGGTAAAACTTGTTCGGGGTTTTGATACATCTCCAAAGCTTGAGCCGCTGTAACCGTTGACGTGAACAGCTTGATGTCAGCAAGCGAAGCATCGAGAGGGCTAGTTCCACTAGAGTCGGCACCGATCCGCTTTTCAGATGTCTCAGCCGCAGCACTACCGACCGGGGTGGTCTCTCCGTCAATCGTCTGAAGCACTCCGTTGATGTACAAAGCGGGGTCGTTGCTTGTGCTCGCCGCGTTGTAACTCAAACAAAAATGAAACCACTCTCCAAGAGCAACGCCCCCGTTGCCGTTGTAAGTCCAGTTTCCATCAGTGGTGCTAAAATCTTTGTTGAAAATGTAGCCGCTAAAACTGCCTTGAAGATAAACGTAGGTACCGGTGCCGAAATCGAACAGGCGCTCAAATGCGGCGGTTGATGTCATATTGATCCACATCGAAATTGTACCGCCGGTATTAAAAAACCCGTCGAGGTCAGGATGAGCGAGTGAAATGTAGTCAAAGCCAGCACCATCTAGGTCGATCGCTCTACCGCTGAAGGGCCGAGCATCTATTCGATTACCGGTGAGGTCGAAGCCACTTGGAAGCCGGGCTCGGTCGCCCACGATTGCAGCGCCGTTTGTGAGTGTCCCGTTTTGCGTCCCCACTGAATCGTTAGCGTTATCTTCGAGCAGGTAATAGGCTCGTGGCGTTGACCCACCCTTGCTCGTAGCCTCAGCGTAGGTGGTCGCGCTCATCAGCGCACGAACTTCGGCCTGCGTTAGCGCATCGTGCCACACGCCGAAATGGCATATGTTCGCAGAAACAGTTCCACTGGCAGAGCCATCAAAATCCGCTCCAACCGCAAACAGACCGTTAGCACTAAGATCAACATTCCTCATTGTCTGCGATGCTGTCACCAGTTGTCCATCCAGATACAGAACAACCCCCGTTCCTGATGTAACAACAAGAGCAGCATGGTGCCATGTGCCATCTTCGAAATCGGCGACGAAGGACGTGCTAAAGGTTGTGGTGGTGCCACCAGCGCTTGAAAGCGAATAACTGTAGATGGTGGTGGCGTTCATGTACAGGTTTAGCCGGTCGTTTGTGGTGTTGTTTTTGATTCCAAAAAAGCGGTGGTCGGATGTCCCGTCTTCCGATTTGAACCAAAATGAAAACGAATAATTCGCGCTTGATGTTGTGACCGTCAGACCGTCAAGGTCAAGATAGTCATTCGTACCATCAAGGAACATCGACCCCGTCGAGACAAACCTCGGCGTCGTGTCGAAGCGGATGTCTGCGTCAAGTCCCGATTTGGGATAGACCTGGCCGATATCTGGAGCTAGCATCAGATGCCCTCAACCGTGCTTCCGTCTTCTGCGAGCTTTGCTTCGATCGCTGCTTTCGCCAATGCCTCAAGGGCGTCAACCTCGGACCCCGACAATTCAACAGAACCGCCGCCGCGAGCGGAGACTTCTGGCACCCAGTAATGAGCACTCACTTGACACGTGCTGGTTGCCCCGTCACTACTAGCGTCGACTTGAAGAGTTACCTGATATCGTGTGATTTGCTTTGTCGCCATTTTGAAAATCCTTAGCTAAAGTCTTGGCCTATCACGGCAGCAAAAACGTCGAACGTTGTCCCGTTGGGAAAGATGGTGAATTGCACAATATCCACGTCACCCGTTCCGGTGCTCATTGTGTGGTGAACGCCGCCAGCCCACTTCATTTCACCAGTCGATGCTGACCCGGTTCCATCACCAGCGTAAACAGTGACAGCGGAATCAGAGTAGTCAATTGTTTTCGCAGAGCTTCCGTGCTGAGTAATCTTTGCCGTCACAGTGAAAACGCGCCCATCGTCGGGGCGATAGAGAAACTCAACGGCGGTAACATTTGCAGTGAGCGTTACGTCACCGTAGTTACCTTTGCGACAATCAATTTTGAGAGTTGCGCCAGAATCATCAAGATAGACCGGTTCTGTTGCGGCATCATCAGCCCCCGTACCTGCGAAATATTGGACGCCGCACTGGTTGAACTTTACAACTCCGCTGTCTTCAACGCGAAAGCGGTCTGTATCTCCGCAACGCACGCGAATGCTGTTGGTGCCGGCATCATACGTTATACCGTGGTGGTTTGAATCCGTGCCGGTTTCGTGAAAACGAATTCCAGCGTTTCCTGGGGTTGAAAACGTAATGCCAGTATTGCCGTTATTCTCAATCACAAAGTCATCGAACCCGCTATTTGGGTTAGCTAGCCCGCTATTTGCAATTTTTAGGTGCAGCCCCCCGATACTTGCCATGCTGGTAGTCTCGCCACCGGTGGAGATTCTCCCATCTGCCGTGACGAACAACAGCGCATTTTGCGACGAATTCTGAAGCTCGAATCTTTTATCTGCTGCGGTGGAATCCAGCCGAAGGACAATCTCATCAGTCTCGGCAAACATCATCGTGTTGAGAAAAGTGAGAATTCCATCTGCCGAGCTGTGCTCGACTCGCATACCCCCGTCAACGTTCAACCCGTATGTTTCGTTGCCGCTGCTCTGCAAGCGGTTGATTATCACTTTTCCGTCAGCTTCGGTCGAGCCGAACAAGTACAATTTTTCGTTTGACGTATCGGCCTGAAGGAAATCTTTTCCGTCCGAGCTTTCGATATGCAGGGCAGCAGTCTGCCCATCCGGCACAACATCAGTCGTCGCACTGAAGGGCTCGCCATAAGTAATGATTTTAGCATCTGCCATGACTTACCTCACTTCGCTGTTGTGGCTTTGATGTGTAGGTCGCCAGCCATCGCGCCAGTGCCATCATCGTCGTAGGTACATCGGATGTGTTCGAGCTTCATGTCGAAATTCACAATCGTTAAAACCTGGTCAGTCAGGTCAATAGTTTGGATTGTCGGCGTTGCAACCTCTGCCCCGGTGGCATCTGTGAAGATAGATTTGAGACGGATGCGGATATTCGCCGAACTGTTGTCTGCGTAAAATTCCCACGTCTGCTTAGAGTGCTCTTGGACCTTGAGGTCCAGGGCCGTGGCTTCTGTGGTGCCAGACAGGCCAGCGAATACTTTGGTGACGGTTCTCATCAATTTCTCCTAGGGCTTTCGCCGAGACATATCTTCATCTCAAGTGATAACAGGGGAGCCCGCTCCTTCTTGAAGTGGCCCCTGTGATGGTAGTATCGCCCGACCGGGCTGTCCTCGTAAAGCATTAAAATTACCGCCACTTGCGGCTGGCTCCTGCGGCTGAGCGTGAGCACCTTGGGTCACAGCAACAAAGGCGCCGCCAAATGTCGGGTCTATCATTGGACCTAAAACCTTTTTGAATACAGACATCTTCTCGGGAGGCATTACCCCCGGCTCCAGCTCAGCCAAGGCTGATGACAGAGCTGTTGCAAATGTCGCATGGTTTTCAGGAAAGGCTACTCGAGAGAAATCACACTGGTCTTGGGTAATGGTATTGTTGATGCACCCGTTCACCATGGTTTCCGTGTAATTATCGGCAACTTCCACCAGCGAGTAAAACGCACGCTTCTTCGAGTCTGGCGGGTCGTATGGGCGCGGTCGGATGCTCGGCGCGTTATTGCCCGGTTTCTTTGGTAAATAGGAATATAGAGCGTCCCCAATTACCGCTTGCTGCCGCTGAACTTCCGCCCTGAGCTCGGGGTAGTCAGCCAAGTCTTTCGTTGATTCTTCTAGCATTTTTGTTCGGAGCTGCTGATTTGTGGCGAACTGAGTCAGTCTCTGAGAAGCTCTTGCGAACTCTTTATCTTGCTCAACTGGGTCAGCCATATCTGCCAGCCCGGATAATGCACCCAGAAAGGTTGGCAGCAAATTGACCTTGGATGCCGCAGTGGGTCGAGATTTCTTGAATATTGACTCAACTACTGCGTCAGCTCCTTTTTGAAGCCCCTTTTCAGTGGCATCGGCTAAATCCCAGAGAGCCAGAGTAGCTCGGCCAAAGGTCGCTGGCTTAGACATAGCGGCGACAGTGGCTCCCATTATAGCCCCGGTGGCCCCAAAAGGGATAGCTCCGGCAGCTCCGGCGAGAATGGACGCCCCAACCCCATCGAGCCCGGTGCCCATGTTGTCGAGGGCTGTTTTTGCCATTTGCTCTCTCATCAGCAAGTCGAGCTTGGCCCTATCGAGAGCTTCATCGTCCAGATAAGAAGCAGCTTTCATTGCATGCTTGCGCTCTTTAATCTCGTTGCGCAGAGCCTGTGCTCTTTCCTCTAAATCGGCATCAAGCTTTTTCTGCTCAGCGTTTGCCTTGGACTTATTTGCTTTGAGATTCTTTTTGTTCCACGCGACCTGGCTCTTAATACTCGCTCGCCGCTGTTCAATCTTCTGAAGGTCTGTCTCTAGTGCCAAGATATCCTGCTGGGCCTCGTTTTTAACTCGAGCTGCCTGCTCTTTGCGGAACTGCTCTGCAATTCGCTGCTTGGTCCGCCCGCTGCGAATATCGTCCTGAGCCTTCGCCAGGTTGCCGCGCTCTTCTTTTAACTGGTCACGAACCGCTTTACGGAGGGTGTAATCGAGCTTGTTTGCCTGGTCATCAATGCCTGCGAGCTTTTTCTGAGCTTCCGCCAGCTTACCGTTAATCATTTTCTCGCGAGCTGTCTTGGCCTTCTTTAAGTCTAGCTTGTTCTCTGCTACCTCGCGGCGCAAGTCAGACACCTGTTTTTGCACAGTCGCCTTTTGGCTCATCAGGTCTGATAGCTTGAGAATCGACTTAGTCTGAGATTCCGCCATGACCTGGCGAACCTGGGCAGCGTAGGTCTTGGTCTCTGCTGCAAACCTCTTGGACTGCTCAAAGGTCGAATCCCCCATGGCTCGGCGCCAGTTCTTGAGATTACCAAGCACTTCCTGCAGGCCCTCTAGAGTCTCAACGTTCTTCTGGTACCCTGCCAAGCCCTCACGGATGGGGTCGGATTGGTCGCTAAACGGCACCTTTCTTCCGGTGACCATGTGGTAGGCTTTGAGGGTGTTCTTCGCTTTTCTCGCATCGGTAAAGCTCTTCCGGGCACTCGCGATAGCTTCACCAAGTTCTTTATGAATTTCACCATACTTTGTTGTGTCGTCAGGGAGCATATCCCGATAAACGATATTTAGCTCATCGGCAGCATTCAGGAACTCTTCTGCCGCCTTGCGAACCTCTGTCGTGCTACTGACATTGCTATCGATTTGCCGAAAGACGTTTCCAAGGGTTCCTGACTTTACGCCGCGCACCAGGTTTTGAGCCGGAAGAGCGTCAAGCCCGAGGTCTTCCGCCATATCCGGGTCCATGCCTCGCGGAGTCCTTACACCTGGTTTGACGGTTTCTGTGGTCAATTTCTGACGAAATAATTTACGAAGTCGATAATAATTGCTGCTGGCGTTGTTTACCTTGGCGTAAGCCTGCACCGCTTTTTCGCCAAAGTATTCGGGATTCATGAGAACTTGCTCAAGTGGCTTAATGAGCTGCTCATCAACAACCTGCGACTTAAACCGCACATCCTTTACGTGGATGTTATCGCCATACTTCTGAACCTCTTGAAGGCGTCTTTTCAGGGTGTCCAGAACCTTAAACGTCTCAAATGCTATTGTCTTAGGCTCAAGTTTGTCCATCTTCGCAAGCCTGCGAATGTTATTTATGTTAATCATGGCCGCACTGTACGACTCGTCCATTCCCTTAATGAACGCATTCATGTCCTGAGCCATTTGCTCGCTAATAAATGCAGCATCAGGGGAATCATTTTTCATGAGCTTATCAAGCTCTATAAAATACTCTTCTCCCTCCCCCACCAGCCTCAATGAAACAGACTCCAGCATATCCGCGTCTCCGCCCAGGGGAGCTTCAATCTGGTTCTCCATCCTTGCGTAAAAGCCCGCTTTTGCCTCAGTGGCGCCTTCAACACCTCTGCGCTGGATCTTGGTGGCGACATCCTCTGCGAGGTCAAGGACGCTATTGAGGGCCCCCACCCCCCTCTGGGTGATATCTGTCATCGCCCCATCAGCGTCTTGGATTAACCGGTCGGCCTCGGTTTTAGCTTTTTCACCCACCTGCTTAATTGCGGCTTGCGTCGTAGCTATCTGCTCATCAAGGTCTAGCTTGAGGATTGAATCCTCAATAACTCGCTCTTGGATTTCCTCGAAGAGAACTGCACGCTCAGCCTCAGTTTCCGCTTTGCGAAACATTAAATCCGCTTTTTCGACCGCTATCTCGTGCTTTTGCTTTGCCGTCATCCGCTCGATGTCGAACATCTCTTCGGTCAAATAGCCCTGCTCGCGAAGCTGGCGAAGGCCCAGGTCGATTTCTTTCTCTGTGTAGTTGTTAATCAGCTCGGCGCGCTCTTGCTTTATCTCGGCAATATTGGCCTTGGCGCGGCTTTTTGAGTCGGCTAGTTGGGCCCGGAGCTGCTCTACCCCATCAGCTCCACGGGTCCTAATGCCATACAGAGATTCACGAAAAGCAGAGGCTTTGCCGTTTAAATCAGAAAGCTCTTTAGCTTCATCTACTTTTTGAAGAGTGTGAGTCTCGAGTAAATCCATCTGGTCACTCAAGAGCTGCCTCTTGCGATCGATGGACATCTCTTTAATGACGCCCTTTTCCTCAACCATCTTATCGAGAACACCATGCAGCTCAAGGTCTGTTATGGCGACATCAATCTCTTCGTCTGTCAGGTCATCTAGAATGGACTGCTTGCGCTGAAGGTTGGCCTCAATATCGCCCGCCAGGTCCAATCGGGCTGTCTCGACATCCACTTCCAGCTCGAAAGAGCGCGCCCGCCCAGCAATCTTATTGCGGACACTCTGTGCTCGAAGGGCAAGTCTCTCAAGGCGAACCTCATCGAGAATTCTCTTGTTGGCGTCAATTGCCTCAATTGCTTCTCTTTTGGCTGGAACACCTTTTTTCCCCAGCGTCAGGAATGGGCGAACCTTTTCAGGGGCTTCACCAGTAAGGGTCGATACAGCCCTAACCGCTACATCGGTAAACCCATCAACCAGCGGCATATCGAGAACATTCTCAAATAAGCGCTTTGAGGCCTCCATTGTTCGCTTGGTTCCTGCGATTCCAACGACAGCTCCTCCACCCAAAAATCCGCCTAATCCGCCACCCAACAGCCCGCTAAATCCAATGTTTGCCATGATTTCATTGGCACTTTTAGGCTTATCCAAAAGGACTTTATCTGTGAGCTCTGTCCCTGCCTGATAGACAGCTCCCTCTAATCCCCCGGCTACGGCAAACGCAGTGGCGGCCTGCCCGGCTTTTCTCGACAAGCCATCAACGGCCATCTTCCTAAGAGCCCGCTCGCTAGCAGCTCGGCCCGCAGCGGTAGATGCGGCGGCTAATGCCCCGCTAGGGGTTAATCTTGCAGCGGTTCCAAGAGCGCCTACCCCACCAGTAAAAAAGGCTGGAGCAATAGCACCAGTTAACTCACCCGCAGTACTCAGCCCCCCAAATTCTTCACGATAGGTTTGTAGGATTTTGGGGTCTACTGCCTGAGATAATACGGCGTCTGACATCCCCAAGCTGACGCCGCGACCAAGACCAGCCCCGAATGCGAGCAGAGCGTTGCCGAAACCAGATCCATATTCCTGCCTAAGCGCCTCTTTCTCAGCCTGCTCTGGCGATTGATATTGAGCGCCCAGCCTAAAAGCATGCGCGGCATCTGGGCCACCAAGCTTGTAAGCCTGCCCATTGGGAAGAATGATATCGACCTCTTGCCCCTGGGCAAACCCGTGCGAGCCCCGAGTAACCAGGCCTGAAACCTCTTCGTCGGGCACATCGACATATTGGTTTGCCGCAAAATCAAAAAGTCTAGCCATTCGATTATTACCTCCACGGACCCTGGTAAGCTGGCTCTTTCTTTCCGTAAACGCGTTTTATTAAGTTTGAGCGCTCCTCAGGGCTAACTGTCGTAAGACCATCAGAAGACATTTGGGCTTGAAGCAATTTGTTAGCTTTCCTAAACGCAGCAGGTGTAAGAAAACCAAGCCTAAGCTCCATGGCTTTTTCTGCAAAAGCATCAAGAGCTTCAATCTTAGCTTCAATCATTACGTCAGAATCATCCGGGAGCGGAACGCGCTCAAGGTAGAACACAAGGTCCATATCCGAAATTTTACCAGCTTCTTTAATTTCCGAAAATGACTTAGAAAGCCGGGCACCAGTTTCGTAAAACTGAGCAGCGTGGGTGCCAAGTGTTCGCCCAAGACCGCTAATAAGAGCATCTTTGCCCATAAGTTTTTCCGAAAAAATCCGACTAATAGCTTCGCCTTTAAGGGGGCCAAGATCCTTGTACTTGCCTGTTCCTCTGTACATATCCTTGAGATTGGCCAGCTCTGTGCGAAAATCGCTAAACATGCGAAAAAAGTTAGCCTCATCCTTATTAAACTCAACTGCCTTGGCTTTAGGGCGCGCCCTTAATTCAGCAACTCTTGAGCTGAATTCCTTGTCGGCTAAAGCCAGCTCGGTCTGAAGGAGGCCTTTGTCAATTCCCGCAATAAGCCCCGATAGCTTACTCTTCTCTAGCGGAACCTTGTATCGGTCGGTGATTTCACCAACTTTCATTTTGGCAAACTCCAAAGCCTGGTGCCTTGCTAGCATCTCAGCTTTTTCGTCATCACCGTGCAGGTCCAGCAATCGCTTATAGCTATTCTCCTGCATCCTAACGCCAACCTCGGCAGTCCTAATTGCCTGCTTTTGGGCATCGATATCTCGGTCAATCGCAGAGTTGATTATCTGCAGCGCTGTATTTGTGCCACCTCCCTGCAACTGGCGACCAAACTCACCCAGCCCAGCGGCGATAGCGGCGACAACCCTAGATGACGTGTTGTGGAATATGCGGTTTGGGTTAATCCGCATCTCCCTAACTTCAGACACCGCATCATCAATGTCTCGACGCGCCTTATCCTTCGACTCTCTTCGAATTCTTGATGCGACTTCTTGCTGCTTTGCAAGCTCCCTATACTCTTCACGGAACTCAGCGCGGGCCCTGCCCTCTTCCTCAAGTCGAGCAACGTTCGCCGCGCTGCTGGCTTCCGCGGAAAGCCTCTCAGCGTCTGCTGCCCCTCTTGTCCTGTTGCGAATATCTGCGAGCCTACCGCGGTACTCGCCAAAAAGACCGGCATACTCATCGCGAAGAGCTGACTCTTGGTCGGCCAGGGCTGTTTCAATATCTGCCTTGTAGAGACCTTCTTCTGGTGGGGGCATCAACGCTGTCTCAGGAAGATCTCGCCCCATGTCGATACCAAGATAGCTTTTTACGTTTGCCAACTGTGCCGGATTTAAGTTTTGAACATTGGCCACTTGATTCGTGGGAACGCCAATTTTGTATAATTCTTCTTGAATTGAGGCTAGCTCATTAGCTCTCGCCTTTTCTTGTGCTGCAAGCTGTTCCTCTCTCTCGGCTCTTTGAGCTTCTTCCCGCGCCATAGCTGCGCGTTGTTCCATCTGGGCTCTTGCTTGAGGATTTTCTGCTACGCCTGGCGTTGCCTCTTGCAGGGCACGGGAAGCCCCTTGTGTCATTGGTTCATAAGCCATTACTTCTTCCCTTTCTTGCCTTCGAGTTTGCCTAGCCTACCACGAAGCTCCTCGTTATCCTTGTGAAGAAGGGCCATAGCTGCGAGCATCTTCTTTGTGGCTTGCGGCTGGTCAATCATCCTTAAACCTGCCGGGCCTTTGCGGATCATCTCCTTGCCAGCCTCAGTGTTCTCAACCTTCTCGTTAAGCAAAACACCAGTCTCGTTTTTTCCGCCCATATCGTAGTTGGTCGGCTGAAGGCTGGACAGCAGCTCGCGAATATCACCCTCCCCTTTTTCGGGAGACTTATCGCTTTTGAGTCTTTCGTCGGAAAAAATAAGAGCAGAGCCAATAGTGGCCAAGGCCTGAATGCCCGTTCCAATAAGCCCCATCTTGCGGCTTTCTTCTGCGGCTGCCTGTTGGGCATTAAACCCTCGCTGATTTGCAATTCGCTGAAGAATTTGATCTCGCATTGTATCAGAGGCAATCTGCTGCTCTTGGGATTTAAGTGCGCCTAGCTGCTCCTGCCCCTGCGCCAAAACTTGCTCACCTCGAGACATTCCTGAACGCAGCGCCGCTGCTCCACTGCGGGCGCCCATAGACCGCGCAATTCCCTCTTGAGCTCCTGCGAGCTGTCCAATGTTTCTGCGCATTTGCTGCTGTGCAAGCGATTCCACGTTGCCAAGAGCTTGCTGCTCAAGGCCGTAAAGATACTCGCGCTCGAAGTCGCTCATTTCACCAATTTCAGAACCTGCGAATGTTCGACCCCCAAGCGTAATTGCACCAGGGTCAACAGGAGGCTGGCTTGGCGGAGCCGACGGTTGGTTGTACGGAGTATTACGCAAACCAGCTTTGCGCGCCCTGCCTTGACTGCGCTCTTCTGGCGATGTCATTGAAGCGTAAGTAGGATTCCCTGGTCGAGCCATCACTCACCTCCCATTGCAAGGCCATACTGCTCAATGATTTTTCGCAGCTCTTCTTTTTTCTTTTCGTCGTCTTCAATGTCCATTGCGGCTGAAATCAATTGGGCTGTATCAGGCTTTTCCCTGGGCTCTGCTTTCGCTACTCCAGCGGCACCAAACCCGGACTCTGCGGGGCGTGGTCGGATAGCAAGCGTCTCATCTCGTAAATCAGAGTCCATCATTGCGCCAGCAGGAACTCCTTCGCGAGCCGGTATAGCCCTGGGTGCTGTATATGCCGGAAGCCTTTCTAGGAGATTTTGTCGGTACATCGGATACAGCGACCTAGGCTCAGTTAGACCTTCTTGAGCCACAAGGCTCTGCCTCATACGGGCGTCTTCGAGGGCTTGGGGGGAAACGTAATACTCACCAGTCAAGGATGGTGATGTAGCCCCAGCAGGAGCCATTGGGTCTATAGCCTGAACAGAGCCCACTCTGCCTTGCGCTGCAAGTACTGATGGATCTACCTGTAATGCCGGAACACCCAATTGGCTTTGTTGGGCTTGTTTTGTTGCCTGAGCCTGCAACTGAGCAGCAGCTCCACCAGGGACAGTTAAATCACCAGGAGATACTGTCTCTTGCCAAGCCTGCTCCATTCCGCCAGTAGCCGCATCCCCAGCCTCCCCAGGGCTAGAACCAATGTACTGAGCAGCAAGCGTTCCAAGAGCCGGAATAGCAGCCATCGCAAATTTCGCAGAGCGCCCCTCGGTGGCCTGCTCTTCTGCAAATTTGGCCCTTGCCATGCTTGAGTTAAATCTTGCGATAGATTGGTTCTTTTGGATTTGCCTGCCTACTTGCTGGGCAGCTCCAGCGGGGAGAACGCCAGAGGCCAGCTCACTCACCAGTAGGTCATTCATCTGAGTCACCCGCTGAGATTCGCGGAATAGGCGCCGAACAGCATCACTAACCTTGGGCTGAGAAGCTGTCTGGCCAGACAACCTATCCATTCCCGACAGATTTAATGGTGGTGTAGCCATAGCTACGCTCCTATCGTTTGTGCCGCTGGCAACTTGAATGTTCCTGGTCGTGCTCCAACTTCGAGCGCGATGCCATCTAAATTGACCGCAGAGCTGCTTGCCCCGCTAATGGTTATTTTCACTTTGACCGCACGGCACTTCTGGTTCGAAAGATGTACTCGATACTGGTAAGGGTTTGCGTCTACACTTACTGCCCCGGTAAACGTAGATGATGTGCTGTCGTCATAATCCGTGAACACGTCAAAAGTAAGCGTATGAGAGTTCAGGAATTTGCCCAAAACCATACAACGATAAACTCTTTGGAGCGCTTGGAGCCCAGCCACATTCAAGTATCCGGTTTGAACGACCATGTCGTAATTCGCAGAACTCCCGGTATTGGTATCCTGGTAAACCTTCGGGCTATACGTGTGAATACTTCCATCCGCTGTTGCCAAGTAAAGGCTAGTTGACCCATTCATTGATTGGGCAAACAGGCTTACTCCGTAATTTGATGAGCTGTACGCGATTTCGTGAGAAGTCCATTGGCGAAACAGCGTATTGTAAACAAGGATAATGTTTGCTGAACTAGACGTTTTGTTTTGAACGAGGAACCGAACCTCGCTGGTATCCTCATCAACAACGATAGAAGGCACCGTTTTTGTCCCCAGAAGATCCTCGATATTTGCTCCGATATAATCAAGCTGCAAATTAGGAAGGATATTCATGATGCCACGATTAGTCTGGAGAAGAGTGCCCCCACTAAAAAAGGCGTGCTCAGCCCCAGGCAAGGCACCCACCCCAGCCGCGAAAACACGGGGCTGCGTAAACGACCCAATACCTGCGTTATCTGGGCCATCACCTCCAACATAATAGCCATCAGATTCAGTAAACATCAGGAGCGCTTCTCTGGAAGCCTCAATCGCATTGATGTCGATTTTCTCGCTGCTTACCCGAAGCTCATTGTTGTCAGTAAAGTTTACCCCGTCTCTGGACAGCATGTACTTGGAGAACTTAACAGCGTTAGTGCTCGTAGTTACAAAGACACGCTCCTTGTGCATGCAGAGGTCTTTGCATGAGCCAACAAAGGCATTCGCCTGAAGCCCTGCTTGGGTATAAAGAAGCTCATTGTCCACAAGCTCTGTGTCGTCAATTCCTCCATAGTCAATAAAGGAATCAGTAATTGAAGACTCTTTTGCGCTAAGGTTTATCGACCCAACCTTGTGATAGACCGAGCCCGCTGCGGTTGTCCTGTACACGCAAGCACGTATGCCGGTGTTTGCGCTATCAAAAACGCCTTCTCTTTTTAGAGTATGCTGCAACACGTAAATGGCGAGCGTAACTTTTCCAACGTTGCTGCCTGTGATAACAGCAGTTTTTGATTCTGAAGCAGCAGAGCGGTGGACGTTCCCCATGTCATCGTACCACTCGTAAACAACGCGATAGAGATACGTGCCGTTCGCTATGGCTCCACCAGTGTTTGAGTCATCCAAATCAAAAACAGGAAATCCGAAGAAGTTGTTTTCATGAAGACGGAAGCCGTCATAGTGATACAACATGCCCCCTGTCAAAAGCATCCCATTGGGAGTAGTAAGGCTCTTGTGCACCCGATTAGGGGCGAAGTTGATCTCCATCACTGAGGGAGAATGTGTCTCATCCTCATAAGTCGATGCCGCCGAAGGGTTGAAGACAGCGGAGTACTCCACGAGGTTCGAGAATCGATTTGCACCGAAACGAAACACGTTCGTATACGAGTACACCCTAGAAGGGTGGGTAAAAAACCGCCATCCGTTCTCCTGGCCAGACAGAAAGTCAGATGTAAATGTTGCCGAGTTGTCTCCCATGCCAATGGCAGCAACCGGGCGATACCAAAGTGTTGTGCTGCTTATTGGAGGAGCTTCCATTAGCAGGTTGTTCCCGCTCAGGCTGTTACGCTTTCCATTTAGAAATGACAAAACAAAGTAAGTCTTGCTTCCCTGTATAAATAAGTCAGATGCAATACTTGAGTTGCGGGCCACCACATAGCTGGACAAAGAGGGCGTGAAAGATGTTTGAGTTGCCGTCGATCGACTCATTTTAAATGAGATGATTTCATGGTTATCAGGCCTGCCTGTAGTCGCGCTGCCCCCGCTGGCATTGGCAAGCTCAGCAATCACACGAAGGTCTGAGTCGCTTTCAGATATTGCCGATGCCCGCATCAAGAATCCAGTATAGGATGCAAGCATTGTTTTTTCACTACCAAGATCTCTAGCGATGAGAGCGTACTTCTGCCTTACCTGCGTGCCAGAGGCCTTGTAGTTGTTTACCGCATAGAAGATTTGACCATTTGCTGGAGTCCCTGTGTCGTTAATGGCTTTGACGCACAATCCAGAGACTATCGAAGTATCTGACGCAAATGCCGGAAAGGCTTCGCAGTTGCCCGATGAGCCAGCTCCATCATTACCCACTGTTAGTGATGTCGTACTTACTGGGGTGCCGAAACTAACGAGGTTTGTACCGCTCGACTTGAAGTACTCAAAGCGCAGCGTACCGTCTGCGCTTGATTCATTTACACCTCGAGTAAATGTTAGCGTAGTGTTTGTTAGCGATGACGTTGCTGCTGCGGAAAGCTGAAACTGTGTAGTTGAAAGCCGCAATACAACAGTCGCTCCACCCGGTATACCTGAACCGCTAACAGCATCACCAGGGCGAATGTTAGCAGTGCTGTCCATGGTAACGGTAGTGCTGCTTGCCGTGTCGCACGTATTATCGGTAAATGTTACGACGTTAAGGTTTGAACCCGTCATAGAGCCAACAATAGCCGCCGCTGAGCCATGTGGGGACTCACCACTTACCGTTGTGTTTCCCGCTGAAGTTGCAACATCAACATCAAACACTGGACGATGGTAAGATACCCCATCAGAGTTAGGAAGGTCCGATGGACCCACAAACCCGGTATTGTCGATATCGAGAGATCCAGCATCTAGGGGGAGACCGAGGTCTATGCCGACATACCTGATTTTTGTCTTAGCGTTTGCAAAGCTAGGCTCCAGGTAAAGAATGTACCCATAGTCACCCAGCACAATAGCCCTTGGAGCCGGAACCCGGTAAAGCCTGTCATCCCCAACATCGTAATAGTTGACAGTCGCAATGCTTTCCTGGTGGATAAGATTCTTTGTCTCGGCATCACGAACTTCACCCATTACCTCATACATCGCATGAGAGCCGCTAATTGGGGCCCGAACATACGTGACCAGCATTAGCGTCGGAACAGAGGCGTAGTAGGCGTAAGCTATATGAGCAGGACCATGCTTGTAGTTCTCATTTCTAAGCAAGAATGAATTTTCGGCTTCACATGAAACCAGTGGCCCTTTGTCCGTATAGACATGACCGCTGCCGTTCATCGTTAAGCCAGAGCGGGCAAAAAGGCGCCCTTTACCTGCCGTAAGTATCTCGTCTCCGTATGATGTCGTGTAGGTTGCAGAGTCCAAGGATGTGCCGATGGATGAGTCACCATCGGAAAAGGCAATTGTGTCCCCACCCTGCTTAACAAACGCCCCTCGCTTGATGAGCTGCCCTGCCTTATCGAAAACAACGTTCTTTGCCTCGGTCAGTTCTCCTACGGGCGTAACCTTATCCGAAGCCTTCTCATTGAGGCCTTTGGCGAAAGGGAAAGTGAGTGTCTGCTTCTTCAGGGTCATTAAAACACCCACAGGCTAACGGTTGAATTCAAACTGGGGCTTTTTAATGGGATATACTTTGTCGGGTCAGTATCGGCAGAATCATCAACATGCACAACAGAGGACTTATTGTTGGAAACAACAATGTAGCCCCGATAAGCCCTGCCCAGGTTGTGGTAAACCCGCGTAGCTGATGCGGACAAAAGCGCCACATCCTCGAGCAAGACTCCGTTCAAGATGGGGATTTCCCGAAGACTCCTGATCGCATCCCCAGTTAGACGCTGAGAGATGTCCTGGCCTGGCTCGCCAGTGGGGAAGTTAGGATGTGGCGCTATTCTTGACGGCATAAATTACCTCAGAAATACATTCGGCCCAAAGATTGTGCTCCAACATTAACATCCGTTATTGCGTAAGAGTCACCAGCATTTCTTTTTCCGGCAGAAGACTCTATTCGGGCCTTTACTTCAGCCTTTCTTGCCATGTGAACCCTGACATCGCTTTCTTCCTTCATTAGGCACTGTATAGCCGCCGTAATGACGATGTACTCCTCGTAGCCGGGAATAATAGACTCTACTTGGTCTGGGCCGGTTTCTTTGAACTGGACGGGTGTAGGGACGTAATAAAGCGTCGGTGTGCCCGTAGCATTCTCAGGGATAAACTTAATCTTTGTCCCTTGAATGTGGTAGCGGGTTGATGCGGATGGGTCTAACCCGTGAACAGGGTCAGCCTTGTACATGTTCCGCTCATTAAAAGAGTAGTTCTTGAGAGAATACGTGGAGCCGCCAGACTCCATATCCACCCCAAGAACCTTGTAGAAGTCATCGGGAAGGTTAAGCTCATCACCGCTCGAAAGGTCGAGAGTAACGCTTTTTATGTAATAATCTTCGTACTTTTCGACCAGGATATCGTGGAGCTCCGCCATCGCCATATTGAGGTAATCGCGAAGCTCGGCATCCGTTACAAAGGTAGAATTCTCCATGTCTGCCATTCGGCGGACACGGTTGCGCAGTTCTGATTCAAGATAAGTGGCCACGTTACCCCCTCGATTGAGGGGGGCCGAAGCCCCCCTCGATCAATCCATTGAACCAGAAGAATGGATATCAAAAAACTCACCGAGTGCATCACCCAGTGCGTCAGAGTCACCGCTTTGAAAGGCAGACATCACCTTTTTTGAAGCCTCACTCTTGCCGACGTTTTTCGTATCCGGTTCTTCGGATTCGCCGTATTTCTGCTTGGCCTTTTCCAAGACCATTAGCGCTAAGTTACCCTTGGGCATCTTACGTCACGCTGCTGTTCTTTAGAAACAACGCCACATCTAGTGTGTCGTTGCCATCCGGAGAACCTGCGGTATCAATCACAACAGTCTTGGTCGTCGACACAGTGTCTGTCTGATAAGCAGCAACCCCGCTCGCAACAACTCCGTCAGTTGCACCGAGCGTAAGCTGACAAGACAACAGTGAGCTGTATTTATCTTCCAAGGTGATTGTAATATCGCCGCCAGCCTGAGCAACGCTTGCAATACCCGTGTTAGGGGTGGCCACAGGCGTTCCTGCGTTAATGCCGGTCAAGCGAAACGCGAGGATTTTCACCTCGCGCTCTAGCGCTTGCACGTCTTTAAAATCACGATTCGCCATAACTTATTCTCCTTTCTGAGCCTAAATTATGCCAATGCGATTCGGCAGTTGTACCCAGGAGCCGTACAGGCTACGTTTCCATAGAATCCAACCCGGACCTCGTACGCATCTGCGTTGTAAACCCGAAGCATCTGCCCTGCGTCATCAGCATTGAGAATCTGTGGAGCTGCACCTAGGGAGTTAAGGCTCCAAGTATCAAGCTGAAGCATCCATGCCACGTTTGGCTGGCAGTTGTGGTCAGGAATAACCTTCATTCGACCACGAGGGCCGTTAACCACAAGAGCGTCAAAGCCAACGTCAGCATCATTTGATGCCACTTTGTCATACTGAACCTTGGACCCAAGAGCCTTTTCAAGGTTTGCATAAGACGCAAAGTCCATAAAAACATGGTCAGGAGCGCCACCCTCTCGCGCAATCTCTGAAGCACCCCCGATAAGGGCCTCTTCGATTGGCAAAGAAGACCCGTCAAAGCGCACTCCGCCGAGACGCGTAGTGTCCGCTGTGCGGTCAACGTTAAAAAACGGTGACGCGGAAGGAGCTGAAGAAGGAACCCATGCTTCAAGACCCTTCATTTTGGCGTCTTTATCACCGTACTGGACCAAGTGGTCACCAACGGCAATATCTGCATGAGTAGTTGCGCTAAAAGTAATAAAAGGCTGTGTTCCGCCTCGGCTTACTTTTGAAATGGTTGCAGTGGTACCGCCTCGGGCACTACCGCTAGGAGCGCCGCCTGAGTTTGCATAAAACTCAATCTTCATTCCAACTTCAAAGTTGGTAATGTCGGCCGCGTCGGCTAGGTAGATTGTAGTCAAAGAACCATCAGGATCACCACCAGCCGCGTCATCGCCAGCAACTGTTCCAATAGAGCCAGTACCATCGCGGTACATTGCTACTGCAAGAGACCGTTTAAGGCTGTGGATTGCCCCGTCAATCTCCATGGTCGCGTACCGAACAAACGCATCAGTGTTTGACGCACTGGCCCGAATCGCTTCATGTGAAATTTGAGCGAAGGAATAATCCTTAGAACGCGTTAGCAAGAACTGACGAATTTCTGAAGTAGAAGCATTGCCCTGCCCAGAAGAAAAGTCAGCACTACGTCGCTGAGGCCCAGTTACAATGATTGGAATTGGAAGGTTTTCACCACCAAATTTTTCATATTTGGGCATTAGCGCAAGCAAGGGATTGTTTTTGTAGGTCATCTCCTTGATTCGCTGCGGTTTGTAATGCTCTTTAAGGGCACCGTCGATATTATATACCGTAGGCGTAGTTGAAGCCCCTGAAGCTAAAGTCAAAGCTGCCATCGCAAGTTACCTCTTCACGAAGCCGGATTTTCCAGCATTCGTGCAATACGCTCCAGAGACTCCTCACGAGAAAGCAGACCAGTGCTCTTCTCGGTTTGCCCCGAAGCTAGTTCGTTAGTCAAAGTTTTAGGCCGTTCTTTAGCCCTTTTGGGCTTTTCCTCTGCAACTTCGGCCAAGCCTTCCTGCGACGGCTCTTGGGCGCTCATTGCGCCTCGAAACTTCTCTTGCAACTTACTGCTACCAAAGTAGCCCGACAGCGACTCCATTAAGCTTTCTTCAACCAGGTCAGCAGCTTGCTGGGCGGTAATTTCTTTGCCCTGCTTATTAAAAAAGTCCCTCATAAGTTCAGGAACCATCCACTGCATATTGCCTGCACGAATTAGCTCATATTTATCCTCATTCTCGACGAATTTATTTACTTGGTCAACAAATTGTTGCCATTCGGCTTGCTCTTTCTGCTCTGTGGCAGTCTTTTTTTCACCTTCAAGCCGCTCAAGTAATTCGGAATTTTGCTTTTCAAGCATTTCAAGCCGGTGGGTAAGCTGCGTTTCAATTGGCAACTCACCGTTAAGGTCTTGATGTAACAGGTCTTTTATATCAACCCCTGCTTTTTTGAGAAAAGCCACTGGGTCTTTTTTTGCCAGGCCTCCACGAGACTCAAAATCAGCAATGCGGGCTTTTAATTCTTCGATTTCTGAGTCTTTATTCTTTGCCGACTCTTGCTGTTGCCGAAATGCAGACTCTTTTCGAGCTAGCGCGGCAAATTGAGCTGAAAAATCCGGTGGTGGATCAGCAGCTGGAGCTTCTTGTTCTGGTGCCTCTGCGGTGGCTTCTTCTACTGCGGCGTCTACTGCAACTTCGTCACTCATAATATCTCCTACATTGGGGCCAGGGCTTGTTCACCCTCTGCCATCATTGCCTCTGCTTCTAGTGTTTGGTCATCAAGCCCTGCGGGCGTTGCCCCGCTTGGCATAGGAAGCTCATCCGCTCCCGTTTGCGGGCCCTGCTCTGCTTGCAACTGCTGTTGCTGGGCAGCCATTTGCGCTTCTTGGGCTTCAATCTGCATTTGAGTAAGCAGATTTACGCAATCCTCGATGTATCGGCGGAGTAAATCGAGCCGCTCTTCGGGAACTCCGTTAATCTTAGCTCTTAGATAGGCTGATTGAATAACTCGAATACTTAGCTCAAGATCACTGAATGGCTCCGGCGGAACATAGACGCCTTTTTCAAGCATCTGCTCTAGCAGCATGTGAATATCGTCCCTAGCTGCCGTGGCAATATTGTTCACCGCTTCTAGGTCCGGATAATCGAGTAAACCTCGAGCCTCCTGCTGGGAGAGCATCCCAGCCTGTAACATCTCGATAACCTTCTGCAATTTTGCCGCAGGAGTAGTCGGGAGGAGGCTGGTAGGATAGATCTTCATGGCGTATTGATCCTCGTCGAGGTCAATATCCTTCCACTTAATCTTCTCGATGTTCTTATCACCCTGGCTGATAACCTCATAAGAATCACCTCGAAGGTGAACCTCACGGGCGATATCAATCATCTGGCGCGCTGCGTCGAGAAAGGCCTTTTCGTACTGCTGGGCAGTAAGCATAAAGCGCTCAGTCTCAATGTCTTGGAATTCTCGAAGAGCTACGCCTGACTCAAGGCCAGCAGGTTTCTTGGATTGCGCAGCGAGCTGGCTAACACCAGTAATCTCGTAAGCTCTATTGAATAACCGGTCTAGGTGAGAAAATATTTCCCCTGAAACCGTTTTAGGCACAAAAAACTGAGGAGGAGAGCCCCGGTACTCGATAACTCCCCATGTCTCGTTGTTTAAATGCGCCTTTGAAATCTTTGAACCAGCTTCAACAAAAACCTTTGGCTTTGCCAGGTGCATTTGCTCTTGGATGTTGTAAAGCAGCTTATTAATTTCAAGCTGCACGCCAGTTAGTTGTTCTGCAAGGCCTTGCCCGTAGAAGCCGAGAAGACGCTCGGTCCACCGGATAAACACGAACGGAAAGTAAGGCCGCTCGTAGTCTTCGTTGACGAGTGTAGCGCCGTCAATGCAAATGCAGTGGCGACCATCCCCGGAACCTTCACCCGATGGTAGGTGGAACGCCTCAACGCAAATAATTTGATTTGATTCCCGGTGGCCCGAGTTATCATTTTCGGGACTCGGTGCGCTGCGTATTGCATCTTTATACTCCGGGTAAATGTTCTCAAGGACGTTCCTATCAACATACTTTACCTGGAATAACTGACGGGGCTCGCCATAAACCGACTCTCGGTCATCAACAACAATCTCATCGGGAAAAACCCGTTCGCACTTTATTTTTCCGTCATACTCAAAAATCTTCATAATGCCTGTCCCGAAAACACAGGCATCCAAAAACACCCTTGGCATAATGTTGTAGATGTTTGTTGAGTAAAACTGCCCCTCACAAAACTTGTCTAAAAGCTTTGCTTTGCGCTGCATCCGGTAATCACCACCAGAAGTAAGAAAAGTAGCCTTTGGCTTATTCTTGGCAATTTTGGCAGCAACCGTATCGCACATAGACTGAATTACGTTCAGGGTAACTCTGTGCTGCATGCCCACTGAGACTGGGCGAGAATACTGCGAATGGTTTAAGCCTGAGTGGTAATAATTCCCGTAAAGACGCAAATGCTTCAAATTATCGTCTTTGCGGTACTCTTGGTCTTCTTTGATTGCCTCGTAGAGCCCCATTACTTCTTCGTGGGCGTCATCCGCGTATGTCCACCAGTACTTCATCATCTACCCCCTGAAGAATAAAAGAGAAGGTCGTCATCACTAACACCCTCTTCTTCGCTTACTAGGTATTGAGAAGGAATAGCGCTTTCGACCATTTGTCTTTGGTCAAACTCTACCTCAACTCGCCCACCGTGTCTGCTTTCGTACACAATTCGAGTAACACCAAGTGTTTTTGCAAACTCGACTGCTTCTTTTAATTCAGCGTCCATTCTTCGTCCCACCATGATTGAGTGTCCTGAATAGCAAGCGCATTCTCTTGAGATTGCCATATTTTGCTTTCCAAAGACTTGTAATATTCAGGAGTTCCAAGCTTTGGCGGCGCGAGCTCTTCCACGTATGTATAGTGCTTGCTCTCCCGCCAGGCATACAAGCAAGCATCACTTAAATGGTTTTCAAACCGAGAGTCTTCCTTGCGCCGGTCTTCATCCCATTGAAGAAGTTTCCACTCCTCAACAAGCGGTGACTCCTCCTCAACCTGGATATGCCCACACGCCAGATCGGAGTTCATCAGCTCGATATAGCTGTCCTTATTCCGTTTTTCGGCAGCTCTAATTGGGAGAGCCCAGCGCTGGCGGAATTCCTCGACAATCGACTTACCAAGACCACCCGTATCGGCCACAATTGATGTGAACCGATATTGCTCGTTGTAGGCTTGAATTCTTTCAGCAATTTCCGAAGGCAGCATCTTTGTCTGCTTGTAACAGTCCACCACATAGAAATGGGGCAAATCCCGTGAATAAGCGCCAATTACAAAAGCAGTCGCATCTTCGTATCCAAGGTCAACGCCAAGAATGTAATCGAAGTCGTGCTCATGGTGAGGCAGCTCGGTGTAGAAGTTCCTGTCGGGATTGTACTTGTAGACCAGTGAGTCGTCAGAGCGAATCCATTGGCCCTTCCACTCTCGAAGATAAACCGGGTGATTAGCATCCCAGCCCTTCTGGTTCATTCGTTTGTCGAGCCATTCCTGGGCGTGCGGGATGTGGGGGTTGTCTAAAATAGTCCACCCGTGATTGCTGTACCCAAACCGTGGGTCAGTCGTCGCCTTAAAGAACATCCCAGCGCAGGCAGCATTGGGCGTACCAATCATCGCGAGAACACCGTTGTGGTCAATTAGGGCTGGCTCGAGTACTTCCTCTACCAGCTCCTCCATGTGCGCGCCAAAACTGGCAGCTTCATCAAGAATGACGAGGCGATAAGCAGAGCCACGCAACTTATCAATATCAGCTTCATCGTTTGCCCCCGTTAAAACAATCTGGCTTCCGTTTGGAAAAGTGCAGATTAATTCAGAGTTATTAAACGTCATTCCGATATGATATTTCCGGTTCGCCTTTTTCAGCTCAGTCCACATGAGTCGCTTAGCTGAACTGCGCGTTAGACCAATGTATGCCGATAACGAATCCGGGTATTTAGAGGCTGTCTCAATCAAATAATAGCAGCTCGCATAGGTTTTCCCAGCTCGACGCGAGCATAGGGCTGTCTTGAAGGATGCCGGGTCATTAATAAAGGCGAGCTGCTCCTCAAAAAGGTCTTCCTGCCATCGGTAAGACCGCTCTAAGGAGCTGGAGGATTCTTCGCGCAGATCTTTAACGTCCCCAAAACGCTTGTGGAACTGGCGAAGAACCTCCCTGGCATCGTGGCCCTTATGCGGCGGCTTCACTTTGAACCTGCTGCGACTTGCGAGGACGACCCCGCTTTGCCGCTGGCTTCTCCCGCACACGACACCAGGCGATGGAGGTCATAGGGAGCCAATAATCCCCCTTCTGCTCATGCCGAAGCAGAATACCAGGCGTCCCATCGATGCTTTTATGCTTCATCGTATACATGGCCCGGTGCTTCTCGTTCTCGGAACTAACAAAGCTCATGTTTAGGACGCTACGGGCTCCCTCAGTAAGCTGAATCGCTACAATCTCCATTCTTCGCTCTCAATCTTTGATACGCCATCGGGCTGTTGCAAGCTCGGGACATAAAACAGGTTATAGGGTTGCTTAATATCTCGGAAGATAAAACTTCGGTGGCTACAAAGAATAGGCTCGCCCTTAGTGTGCTCGAAGTAGCTCAAAAGGGTTTTTGCTAGCCCAAATTTGCGAAACGCCTCTTTGGTGTAGGAATAATGGATAATTAGGCGACCATTTGCCGTCCTAAGCCCACACATCCACGCAAAAATCAGATTTGGGTCTTCATCGGAGCAGGCAATTACCGTAATTGCGTTTTCCATGAGCCGGGCAATAGTCTGGCGATGTCCCTTGTAGAACAGGGGCTGGAACTGGTCTTTATTTTGGACCCACCAAGAGTCTAACCAGCTCTTATAGACAAAACTGGCGTCTCCGCTGTCTGCGAGACGGATATAAACCGGCAATTTTCCCGAATCTCGCAAAGGGTTATACTTCTCAGACGCCTCGCGGAACTCTTTACGCCCCTGCTGCATTATTCGTCCCCCTCAGCTAGGCGCTTAGTCGCTATTTCTGCCAACTTGATGAGGTCTTCATCGCTCATCGTCTCTAGCTCCGATTTTTCTTTGAGTTGCTGGTCCACACCGACCAGTTGGGCCAATGAGCGAGTCATCTGACCAAATGCCTGAGACTGGTGGCGGTCTAAGCCCCCTCCCGTCTGCGAGGTCCGAAGCATCCGGCGAAGCTCGGAATCGATAACCCCTAAGGCGCACTCCATCACCGCATGGAGGCTTGGGAGGACTTTGATGTCGATGAGCTCGCCCGTATGAGCGTTGATTGGGACTCTAGACCCTTCTGTTTCCAGGTCTTTTTCTGCCAGCTCTAAAATTTCACGACGTTCGAGCTTGCTGCCCTTGGGCCCGCATGCTTCGTCGTACCGAACCTTAAGCCGGTCTCCCATATGAATCTTCTTCGACATAAAAACCCCTGCGACGGTCTTTTCTAGCTGTTGGTCCCTGTCATGAAAATCGTGTAATCGGCGGCTGTTGTCACTGGCGTAATCCCGGCGTCGCTAGAAAAACCATGGGCAACCGTAACCTCTGGCTGAGCAATATCCGTCTTAATTTTACGGATATTGGGCAGCATTAAAATTTTACCAGCAGGAACATAATGGAGCTGCTTCTGGAATAGCTGCACTTTCATATCGGCATCTGTCTCAGCGGTCCCCCATGGCGTACCGGTTGACGTAATCCGGGTATTGCTCGTCCCAATCGAAGAGATCTCGGTGAAATCATTATTGTTACTAGCGTTCGCGCTATAGGTAAGAGCATGGGTAGCCGCGCCAGGGGTATAGACCCCCCGGTAAAAAGCCTGAGATACCGATGAGGTAATATGGCTGCTCGTCACAGCAATATCGCCAGGGTTGGTGTCGGTAGTGAATTCACCAAGGAAAGCGAACACAGTCAAGGCAAGTTCTACGTCAGAACGGTTGTGGAAAATGAAACTATCGATTGTACCAAGAGCCATTAATGAGAGGTTGTAATAATCAGCCCCCTTATAAATGGTGCTCGTACCATCTGTCGTATTGGCCTCTAGCCGACCGTCGATCCGGCGAGTTACTTCATTCGCCCCAGTCTGAGTCGCCTCTCGAAGCAGGACGTGCGGGTCCGAATAATCGGAATTCCGGCTCGAGAGAGCTGAGACAATAGTCTTTGTGTACTCGGTCATGGCGATTCCCCTCGTTGAGCTAAGAATACAGAGGTGAGGAAAATAAAACAACTATCGGTTTTTTTGGGGCCAGAAATAACGCGCTGTGTTAATTCGTGAGATTAATCGAGTGAGTGTCAGGGTATATAAAAATAAAGGGAGGCATCGGCATCGGGGGCACCCCCCCCCTCGAAGCACTTTCAGAGCATTATTCGGCGATATATGGCCCCCACCGAACGGATTTGGGGCAATTAATCCCCCTTGCCCCTGCCGTTGTTGCGCAATGTCGCAATTATTCGGCAATCCGTCGACGACACCGAACGAAAGACAGGCGATAGGCTGGGAGGGACTTACCGGAATTGCGAAAGGCCATTCGGTGAGCCCCCAATTATCCGAATTGCGGCCGCCGGCAATTATTCGGCCATTAATTGCCCAGCCACTTCAGCGGGATTAATTGGGGCAATTATCGCCCACCCACCGCCCAGGAGCGTCAATTATCGGCGGGCCCTATCGCCAAAAGCGCAGAAACCGCGCAATTCGTAGGCGGACACCGAGCTGAACCTATCGCCACCACCTCGGGAGTCATTGTCGCAGGGTCAGATGAGCACGAGAACAGCCCAGGAAGGGCCCTAGAACGTGAAATGGTGCCCTACACCGACAATTATAGGTGTCTCTAGGCTATCGATGTAAGACACCCAACAACGTTGATCCAATCCTAAACCCATCGGAGAGCTTTGGCCAGTGTGTAGATGTGACGCAAAGAGGGGGCCCTCTTAATGGTGCGCGCCGTATTGGCTCGTTTCGGGTGTGTACTTAGTACATAGATATCATCTACACATCTACACGGAGTAGAGTTAAGCCCTCTTAATCGCTGGCCTTTTCTTGTGTGTAGATAGGTTTTGCTTGCTACACGCATCTACACACCTACACCCCCCAGAAGCACAAAAGCCCCGGAATCCGTGAAGATCCCGAGGCTCTGTGTAGCAACGTGTAGATAGCTTTTGCTTCCTACACACCCCGCTTGAAGTCAGACAGCTCGAAGCTATCAGGAAAATCAGCCCGGACCCTCGCTAGGTCCTCTGGCGACAGCTGGCAGGCCTCCAGGTTGATCCACTCATACCCCCGCTTTGGCCTCTTAATGTACAGCTCAATATCGCCATCGCAATCAACCTGAACAGCTCGCACCTCGACATAGCCCCTCGCATCAACAAAAATCTGCGTCATTTCACTAACCCCCCCTCGCAAAGCATCGCAGAAGTCTCAACCGAGCAGTGCGTAGGACCCCGGGAGAGCCAATCAATCAGATTCTCAGGAGGTACGCCGCGCTCGAAGTGGATCACCAGCGAGAAGGCTCGTGTGGTGTTCCCCTTGCCCGGATTCTTGCTCTTGAGCGATTGCCCGCGGCTGATCATCCGCTTGAGCAGCTCAGCTTTCGCCGTGCCCTTGTCATCCGCCAGATCGCCGGGCTTGAGCGCCAGGGGAAGGATCCAGCGAGAGCTGAACTCGGCATCTTGAACCGTTCTAGTGTCCAGATAACCGACACCGATGGTCAGCCCAGGAATCATTACCAGCCGTCGACACATCGTCAGGAGCCCTTCAGAGTACTCCGTGTTAGTCGGCTTACTCTTGCCCTTCTTGGACCCGCCGCGAGCATGGAACTTGATCCTGATGTCCTTAGGAGCTGGGAGCAGGCAGGCCTCAGAAGATCCGCGATGAACGGAAAAGTGAGCATCAATCTGGCGCCCGGTCGATGAGTAGAATGGGATTCGTTCTGACTTGCTCATAAGACACCCCCAACCTCTTTAAATGCCTCATCCATAATTCCCTTCACGGTGTCCAGATGCGCCAGGAGCTGCACCACCGAGCGATGATCCATGCCCATTGGGTTGTGCTCGTGGTCCTGATCCCATGGCTCGATGTTCTTGAATTCCTCGTGATACCAATTCTCGGAATTGTGCAGCTCACCTGAAACCCTGGCGAACAGCTCAACCCCAGCCTTTTCAGCTAGCGTAGGATAGCCAGCACGCAGAGAACCGCCCTCATTGCCAGCGGGACAAAGAAGGAGCCGCTCACAGGAATCGTGAGGGGACCGGAGACCGAAGCGAAGCTCCACCAGGGCAAAGCCCAGTGCTAGAGCTTCAACCGAGCCGGGATATTTTCCCCGAAGCCCGCGCTTTACAAATCGCCGCGTAGAATCCACCCGAAACCAGATATCACCCCCGCCGGTCCGATCTTCAACAAACATCCTCAGCCGGTTTGCCGCAGACGTGATCAACTTCTTTTCATTGCTGTCTAAAATACTCATGTGCTTGATTCTCCTAATTCAGTGTGATGGCTTCGCGAACCGGACAGATACCGGCCGCGCATTGGTTGTGGGTACCAGCCCGAGCATCGTGGCCAATCGGCCCACCCGATCCTCGGGCGTGAGTTGTTGACTCTTTGCGAACGGGAGAGCGCCCGACCCATTGCAGTAGAGCCAGTATGCAAATTTCCCGGCCTTGGGCACCGGGAAGAAATCACGAAACTGTGTATAGCTCGGGTAAGGTGTCCCCGTGCTCGGGTTGTCCCGAGAGAAATCACTGTAGGGCCTCCCCTTCCCAGCCCGGAACCCCTCGACCCACAAGATCCCCCCGTCTTGCCCTGCCCAACAAATCATAGCGAGGTGCATCTGGCGCCGCTCAGGATTACGGGGCTTGAGGTTGCTGGTTTTGCCTTGCGCCGGAAAGTAAAACCGAAAGCCGCGATCGACAAAGGCCAGGCCCACCTTTGCGTCAAATCGACCGATTTTAAAAAACTGGTAATGTTCCATGGTTGCCCCTTGGTTAGTGGGTAAAAATCTGAATATCTCACGTGTTGCGGCATTGCGCAACATAAACCCAGGAGCAGTGGGCAAAAAAAAGCCCGACACATGGCCGGGCTCTTCTTAGTTCAGGATGGGCATAGCCAGCCGCCTATCAACCGTTGACCTCCTGGCCCCGTGAGATTTGAACTGAACAACAAAGCCCCGACCCTTGATAGAACACCAGGGTTGCCCAGCTCCGCAATTTGAACAGCTCCTATCCTCCCCGGACTGAGCCCAGCAGAGCCGACCCTTGAACCGGCCCACCGGCTCACCATTCCCCTGGTAATCCGATGGCATGGGCATAGTGCAATCGAAACCCAGCTCCATAGCTCTCTCAGCTTCCCCTGCATTGTCACAACTCAGATTGATTGCAGACGACGACGACGAGAGAGCGGCCTCGAGGTGGGCCCGGTTCGCTCGCCTCGTTCTCCAATGGCCGCGAAGGTGAACACCCTCTATTGCCTTGTGTGTGTACATGATGAAGCCGACGAACCAGCGAGAGAGCGCGACGACGAGACGACGAAGACGAGCCCCGTCGATACATTCGCCCTCCCCTGGCAAGTCACCAGCGGGAGCCCATCGGATGTAGCGAGATAACCCCGCATCACGAAACCGCCGCACGAGCTCATCAAAGCTCAAACCGTCACCCGCTGAAACTTTGTCCCACGTTTTCGCGGCATTCCAAAACATCCCGTAACAGCTCTCTTCGATGTTAAAGGCGCAGCTCGGTGGGCATGTATTCGACGACACCCATACGGCAGTCATACCGCCAAGCTTCCCACCGGGCTGCGAATTCTTGACTAGCTTATAGAAAGTCATTGCCTGGGCCCCCCATCCGATGGGTAGAAGTAGCGCGGCGGCACTGTGAGCTGATCAATGTGGTCCCGAATCATATCGATGCAGTACCAGAACTGTTCCATAGTGTAGATGTGGGTAACGTTCAGAATGAGCTGAAGCCCCCTAGGAGTTGAAGCCCTGGCGTGCTTCCACAACTTCTCAGTGTGGTAAACATCGGCCCACAAATGCTCTAACGGCGCCTCTCTAAGATCCTTTTTTTCTCTTGGTGTCATGGCAGCAGCTCCATTTTCCCCCGGTTCTTAAACCCATTAGCTAAGCCGTACATCATCCGGTGTGTGTGTGTGTCAGGTGTCCCGGTTGCCCAGTGTGTAAACAGTCGGTGTGTTTCCGAGTGCATAAATTCCAGGTGTCCAAGCTCAAGCATTAACCACAGGGCCCCTCTATGCTGAGGAAACTCAGCACAAAAAGCCGGTATATCTTCCCTGTGTCGAGGCATATGGCTATCAGAGACAGCGAGCCCCCGGCGCATTTGGCCCAACCACATTGCGTTCTTTTCGGGGTCCTTGTCTGGGTAGGTCTCCCAGTAGCTGATGTTATGGTTCAGCATCACCATCCGATTGCGGGAAATTTGCAAGCTAACCGTGAGAGACTGGGCAGCGGAATCAGGACAACCCCAAATCCTCTTGTATTGACTACTCACAGCGCAACCCCCCGAGAACACGAACATCAACAACCGAAGAGAGATCGGCGGAGAGCGGACACACCAAAAACTGACGAGTCATGTCGAGACGCTGGATTCGTTCAACCCCATAGGTCACCCATGGGCGATCCTTTTCAACTTGTTGATCTGTGGTGATCGTGTAGATGTTGCCGCGAATCTCCCGCTGGATATCGGCAGGGGACCCGGCATCGGCGCCAGGTGCGGCAACGGTAACCAGTCGATGATTTCTCAATTCTCGAGGCTGGCTCTCATCTTCAGATAGTGAGTGCAACTTATTGGCGATTGCATCAACAGCAAGTCGGGCTTGTGCGTGATGCGTGAAGCCTAAGCACATCACAGTGTATTTGAGTCCACTGGGGCTCACAGTATCGACGGCCAGGGGGCCAGTAAGAGAGTTTAATCTTTGCACTTTATGATCTCCAAAAAAATAGGTTAGAGCACCACCTTACAGCATAGTTGCGGAACTCCGCAACAACAAAAGCATAGACCGCCCCTAGAGATTCCTGTTAGGTTTTGCAGCTACTAACCACAGGAGCGTATTTTGATATCGACTAGCTACGTAGCCAGAGTAAGCAAGTTAATTGAGGAGGGGCCGCCGGAGAGAACCAGCGAAACCTACCTAGCCAAGCACCTAGTCAGAATGCTGACAACCGCAATAGGGCATGGACCGATAGCGGATGACGACGACGACGACTGGAAGGTGCGAACCCCGGCAACGACGACGACGACGACGACGACGACGACGACGACGACTCCCAGCGGAGCCCAGCTCGCTGTAGCATACGGTGGCTCACTGTGGCTATACGACGAGCTACTCTGGCGACGAATCGACGACGACGACTTGCTCATGTTCTGCCTGCTCTACGATGGCAAAGATGCAGTTATCGACGACAAGCCGGTAAAGATAAACATGAACGCGCGAAAGGCTGCTGGAATTATCAAGTGCCTGATGGCTCTGCATACGACAAAGAGAGCTACCTTTTTCGATAATCCCCCAGCGGGCCTGGCGTTTAACGACGGGTTCTGGATTATCGACGACGGTAAGCTCAGACAACGAGAGCACCACCCAAAGAACAAGGCCACCTTTAACTATGACTTCGAGCTAGATAATGGAGGGGAGCTGCCCACCAAGTGGCTCGATTTCCTGGAGGAGCTTTGGGCCAACGACGACGACTGCTACCAGAAGATTGACGCAATGCAGGAATGGATAGGAGCTGCACTCACAGGAAAAGGAGTAGACTTCGCCCGGTGTGCATTATTTGTTGGGGGTGGAGGCAATGGCAAGTCGGTATTAATGAGCATTATCGAGGAGTTATTTCCACCGGGAACCGTAACAACAGCCAGCCCGGCTCACTGGGATAAAGAATACACCATCGCTACGCTGAGAGATTCCAGGCTAAATATCTGCTCGGAGCTCCCTGAATACAAAGCCCTCGACACTAGTGATACCTTCAAGGCAATCACGAGCGGCGACCGTATTATGGCCCGGCTTCCATTCAAAGAGCCCTTTTCTTTCCGACCTCGAGCATCTCACCTTTTCGCAGCCAACGCCCTACCCTCGGTGGGCTCCGGTGATTTTACCCACGGATTCTTCCGGCGGTTTCTCATCTTCACCTTTAACCGTAACTTCACCTCATCAGACGAGCGCAGAAGAGACCAGGGTGAGATCCTCGACGAGATTAGGGCAGAGCACGGTAAGATTATTCTCTGGGCCATGGCAGGAGCTGTTCGCCTGCTGAGCAAAAAGGAATACACCCTACCTCAAAGTCATAAGGCATCTTTGGCAGAGTGGCACCAGGACAGCGACCCGGTGAAAGACTTTGTGATGAACTGCTGTAAAACCAGCGAATCACCATCGTCATTACAGGTGGTCTACGGGGAATATGTCGAGTGGTGTGAGAAGTCCGGAAGAAGAAGGATGACGAACCGAACGCTCGCAAAAAGATTGCGCTCGCTCGGTGTCAAATGCCACCGAAAGAGAGACGGGACTCACGTTTACCTAACAGTGAAGCAGAAAGCCACCTGGTTAGACGTTCACTAGAGGAACCAGCTCTCCACTGGAATATTGCACACGTCCCTCAGGAGAATCGCTCGACGACCCTGGGGGACATGGACGCCTCTCTCGTACCTACAGATCATGTACTTGTCGCAGCCGAGCTTCTCCGCCAGGGCTTCCGCAGTCATTTTTTTCTTGTCGCGAAATTCCTTGAGAAGGACCGCTCCCTGATTAACTCTCACTTTTACCCTTTTACTACTTGGCATAACCTAACTCCTTTAAAACCTCGAGTGCCTCATCAAATCCTCGACACACCCTAGCTTCCCAATTTCTTTCCCGAAGCGCTGAGAGCCAGCGCTCCTGGGCTTCGCTTACTTTTCCGCCTTTGACCCTCTTGAGTTCAATCGCAAGACCCTTACAGTGCGGATTGGCTTCCCTCGGGGTCGGTGGAGAATCGAATATGAGTGCATCAGGGGCCCCGGATTTGAGGCCTTCTGCTCGAAGCCTTGCGCCTCTGATGGCTCCTTGTTTTCCGTAGTTACCGTGCCCACTGTTCGGGATTGAACACCAGAGGAGCCCAAGTTTATCGAGGAGCTTCGCAAGTCTAACCTGCTCTTCTCGCTCTGTTGGGACTGAAGATTTCTTTGGTGTGTTCGTCTTCGGTTTCGTCTGGCGCCATGCTTCTCGCTCATATTCTTCCCTGTTCTTTGATACCTTCTGGCCAAACCTGTTGATTGCATCGAGAGTGCTCTGCCGTCTATCTTTCGCCACTGCATCCCCACTTTCACTTGCTGGTTTCAGCAATCGTCGCTATGGTGGTCACAGATACAGTGCTTGGTATCTCCCGAAGGTTAGGTGTGGCGAGGAGCTGGTTACTCCTCGCCACCAACCTTCAGTACGGACAC